TGTTATTCCCGTTTCTCCCGTAGTCCCATAATCGTAAATATTATAAGCACCACAAGTACTAATTCCACCATCTACTAAAATTCTAATGTTTGTTTTAGGCGCAGACCCAGCTATAAATGGAACGTATGCATCGAATGTTGTTCTTCCTACGGGAGTAGGTGAGAATATCATTTCCTTTGTATCTATTCCCTTTTGGTATTCAGTATCGAATACATACTCAACTTGCCCGTAGATTTCATTAGTCGCTCCAACGTAATCAGTATTAGGTAGGTCTTGGTCTGCCTTGTATGTGAGAATCATTTTCTTAGACGTAATGTCGGGAAGAAAGATTAATTCTTGCTCAATGTCCTTGCATAGTTTCTTAGTCCAATCTACTTCGTTACCGCTATCGTAGTAATCATCTCTATGCTGTAAGATTAGATTGTTAGGAGCAGTCTTATCAATCTCAACAAACAAGTTAAACATCGATAAAATACCTTTTACGAAATCACGCTGCTTTAGTTTTTTAGGAATAAACCTATTCATTTCAATAGTCGAGCCTGAGCCAATTATATTAGTGCCAGGTTGAACAGTCATTGTAAGACTATTGACATCTAGTATCATGTCAACTTGTACGTTTGTACCTCCCGAACTGTTAGCATCTTTCCAAAGGGGTGTACCTGACTGCATAACTCTAACTCCAATCTGAGCAGTAATTACATCGGTTGGAACTAATCCGCTAACGGGTACACTTGCGTTAAATGTATCATTTATGAATGTAGTAGTTCCCGAAGCTAAAGCTGAAGGTGAAGCGTTACGTGTATATTGTCCTAGAAATGTTATAGGAGTTGTATTATACAAAACTCCATTCTTGTACATGTAAATGCTAGGGTAATATGTGTAACTGTTAACTCCACCCGCACCATACAAATAAGCACTTGCTCCCGTTGTATTGTCAAGAATAAATTCTAAATCAACATTGAAATTAAATACTATTGCTTCTCCTCCCGTAACATAAAATGGAACTGTGTATTCTCCCGTAGTTGGATTGAATAAAGTCTCGTTATCTTGTACCTCAGACAAGTTGACTAAAGGGTCAACACTTGTAACGTTTGTTCCCGCTGATTGAGGAAATGTATACGTATCTCCCTTAGTTGCTATGACCTCAAAATTCTCATAGTCCAATATTGGCAAATCACCATTATACGGTATAATCAATTGGTCAAACTTAGCAGCTGCCGATGTCGACCAGGTATAGCTGAATCCATTTGTTGCAAAGATAGAATCAAAATATCTCTTTACATAGATAGCAGGACGCATTTCTTTAAGCGGATAAACATTATCTCCCGACCAAGGCAAAAGATATTTATATCCATCCGTTACCGTATTAGTAAACGTTGCGACAACATTACTAGCATTTATGACATGGTCTAATTCACTAAAATCTAAGTCAGTTAAATACTTGTTATCTAACTTCGTGAACAAATCAGACGTAGCATCCTTGACCATTAACTGATATTCGACCTCTTGCTCGTAGTTGCTATTTGGCTGACTCTTGTTAACAGATAACAGTTGCAAGTAGCAATCTTCCATTATGGGAATTCCATCTTGGATAACCGCACATTTTGTCAAAGCGTTTATGTCAAATGTACCCGCAACTATGTTTACATCGTAATAATGATTAAGCAAGTCATGATTATTCTTGCTGCCGATTGCAGTTAACGTCTTTGAGTTAGAGCCTTTCTTTTGCGTCAAATCTCGCACATCTCCCGAAGCAAAGTTCAAAGGGAAATTACTCCCCTCTTTAATATCTATGAAACCATTCTCTAGCTGAATTCTAACCATTGATTACGTTTTGATTTGATGGTTTAACTGTAAGTGATTTTTTGATTAGATTCTTGTTTCTTGACTTCTCAACTTCGAAAGACGTATCTACAATTTGCACTGCTTGATATGTTTCTCCAATCTTTAAAAAAGCCAAAGGAGTAGAAACCAATTCTTCAAATAGAACTGCCATTTCCTCAGTCATATAGTTCGTGTTTAAGTCGATTGTACTTTCGAGTAATACACTTGCGTTTGTCATTCCAAAGTCAGTAGGGAAATAGTTCCAACGAGATGAAGATGAATAACCCGCAACGTCTCTATTGAATTGTGTACGCTGTACGTTACCTTTGCCATAGCTTCGTAACTGAAAAGCGAATGAAGGGAAAGAGCCTTTTCTATCTAAAAACAAAATCTCATAGTCTTCAATCTTGCAACGCTTATCTAAGTTTACCCGGTACTTAACTGAGAATTGCGTACCGGATGCATTCGTATACCAAAAGTCATAGTAGGTAGTGTCAGGCTCAACAAGTCCACCCGTTCCGCTTACCGTTGTCAATGTGCCTACGTTATTGACTCCAACAGTCACCGCAGTAATTACATTAGCATTACTTACCGCCTTTTTAAATATACTCCCGTTGCTATTCTCAAAGTACATGAAGCCCGTAGATACCGATTGATTAGGAACGTTTACGATTAGGTCTTGCTCAGGCGTTGCATAGAATCCCGTTTGCGGAATCGAAGTTAATAGTAAATCAGTCGCAGTATTACAATTATAGTTTGTTTCATTATAGCTTATCCAATCAATCCAACTAAATGCAGCGTTAAATACAACCGCTCTGCTCACAGTTACAACCGCCAACGTTTGAGTTTTACGATTGTCTGCATAGTAAACACTTCCGTTTATCGTTGCATCCGTTACCTCACTCCATAAAGCAGAAACAGTAAAATCAGTTGTTCCCGTTATTGCAGTCACTACAAACAAACCTTCCAATTGTGGATTAGCCACACCGTTGTCAGCTTGAACGATTCTCACCTGGTCTCCAACTACAAAAGAATGTGTAACTGTTACCTTGACGTTTCCTCCGTTGTTTGACAATGAAGCAGTATAGTTAACTCCCGTAATATACTCCTCTCCGATTCTTACATCGTATTCGTAAAACGAGTTTGCAGCATTGTACATCGTGCCACTTGGTAAGTCATAGGAAACTTTATTGCTTAGTAGCTTCGATAAATCTTGTTCACCGTAGCCACTTGTCACCAATGGCAGAACTCGATATTCAGCAATTTGTGAGCCACCGTATTGACGTACTTGAAAGATATATTTGAAGCCTAATTGATTCTTGTTAGTTGAATCGTAGATATACTTTAACTCATTGTAAGCGGGTGAGAAAGTAAACGGTTTTGCTATTAGTGTTATTGCCATATCTTATAATGGTTAATTTTTCATTCGTGTTTTAGAAGCTGAAGTAACTATCATCGGTATAGTAATTGTCCTTTATGAATCTACCCGCATACTGAATAGCATCCATCGCATCATCAAATAGTTTGATTGGCTCATCCGTAATTGCATCTCCGACTTTCTTCCATTTGTAGTTTTCGTATTCACGTTTTAAGTTAGGATTATCCAAACAGTAAACCCCAAAAGTTTTGACGTTATCTATTCCTTTCTTTACTCCCTTCGTTGCATTGTTGATGTTGTACCCTGCTATTTGAATCTCGGCTATTATCTCAGGTCTTGAATGGTCTCCTAATATATCAGCATTTTTGTCTATACCTAATTCATTCATGCGCTCGATTAACATCGTGGTAGTCAAGTACGATTCATAGATAACCGATTCAACGAAGATGTCTTTCTCATTCCAATAGACTTTCATTAATGCGGTGGGGTGATTGTACCCAAAATCCAAACCATAGCAGAACGATTGAAACCTCGCAGGTCTCTCTTTCACGAACTGCCAATTTGAATAGATGTTTGTTTTGCTTATAGTCTTCTCACCTAACGCATAGATTTGGTATAGTGCTTCATCCGTTCTTTTAAGGTCTTCTATTTGTCGCTTTATTGATTCGGGTAGGAATGGATTGTCTTTGTACGTTGATTTGATTAATACGCTTTCGTCTTTTGGTAACTCATAAAGCCAGGATGAACTATCTGAAGGATTGTAGTCGAATATCATTGTGCTTTCCGTTCTCATGTTAAGCTGCTGAAAGTCTTCAAACCAAAGTTCATTGGCTTCGTTGCACCAACCGATGTCACGCTTTCTTCCTCGTATCTTCTGCTCATCATCTACACTAAAAAACTCAACGATTGAGCCATTACCAAACCGATAAATATTCTCACTCTTATTGTGATTCGCTACGTCATAGATTCCTAAATCCTTCATTATCTCAAAGAAGTCACGCATGACTGTTGCCCGTAATGCTGGAAAAGTCTTTCGAACTATTGATACTACCTTGTTAGGATTCTGAAGACAATAGACGATTATAACTTGACAAATAGAATAGGTCTTGCTTGAACGTGAGCCACCTTGATTGATTATGAAACGAGTAGACGAATCAGATAGCGCAGTAAAGTTCTGCTCAAAGATTTTAGTTGCTTTGATTTCCACCGACGATAGTAACTTTGATTTCGTTTATCTTTTCACCTTGACTTGTTACGTCAGTTTTCTCAGTTAACGAATTTAATCTTTGTGTGATTGATGGATTGAATTGTCCAACCATACCGCCTTCGATTTGGTCTTGACGAATCACTTTCTTTATATGTGAGCAGATAGTCCTATATTCGTTATATCTTTCATCTGTATTATCGAAGTAGTGATGTATATCTGAATAGTTAACAAAGCAAAAGTTCTCAAATCCTTCCATTGTATACGGAGGTGTGTGAAACTCTGACTTCACTCCCGTTGCGGTCGCTTTTTGAATCTCTCTTGGTTTTAAGCTACTCTTGTACTCTTCGAATAGTTGATATAGCTTCTCTGGTGTCTCTATGTATTTATGTTTTGCCATGATTCGTTTTTTTCTAGTTTTCTTGATAGCATAGTTCGTAATAAACTTCTTTTGCTACTTCGTTAAATTCAATTTTTTTTACATCTGAATAAAATACGCAGTAAGATGCTTCCGTTTTTTTCAAGCATTCTTTTAGTCGATTCCATTCGTAAGAATGTAACTCTTGATTAATGACTGCAATATAATATTTACCGTTTGACACTTTGAATGTAGTTGTAGGCTTGGAAAAGTAGTTGAATTTGCCTTACGTCTGATTTAATGAAGTTTGAATCCATTTTTATTACTACTCCCTTATGTTGGTATATGTATTCTTTTACCGTAGCAATCATTAAGTCAAAATTCACTTCTTTTTAGTTCGTGTTTTTTTAGGCTTTGGAGTCTCTTCAACTACCTCCTCAACTGTTTCTTCAACCGTTTCTTCAGCTTCAAAAATATGCTTCAATCCATTCTTGTAATACCAATCGTAATGCTTCTCCAGCATTTGGTCTATTATTACATTTTGATTGCCTAAAACACTATTATAAATTATAACAGTCTTTCCTTTGAATTCATCTTTTATTTTCATTTTTTTCATATTCGTTTGTAATTAAAAATATTAAATAGCTAAAAATAGTCGCAGCTATAAACTTATTCTGATACTCGTGATTGTTCCAAATCATTACACTCATTCCAATTGCTAAAAGAAATGTAGTCAACGCTATCCATCTACTCATAATGGTCATTATTTAATTCGTGTTTTAATCGTCTAAGGTCTTGCTTCATTTCCGTTATCATTGCGTGAGCAGTAAAAACTGAAATATTGAAATGGTCAGCAATGCTTCTTGTAGTATTATACCCTTTATCGTGGTAGGTCTCAAAGAAAATTAACTTGATTCTATCGTCTAATGTATTACGGTAGATTTCAATTACTGATTTTTGCTCCTGGTAGTTTAATTCAAAAAGTATCTTATCCTTTATTTCATCTTCAGCTTCCTCTATTGGAAATTCATTCTCTACACTATTTACTATTTCTTGTTTGCTTTCCGTATCTCGAAACAGTAACTCGCATTTGATAAAATGGAATAGAAAGTCTTTAACATTTCCGTATTTAAACTTGGATTCGTTTTTTAGGCAGTTCAGATAAGCATTTGAAATAACGGTGTCAGCTTCAATTCGTAGGTTGATACGGTTTAAAAGATACATCGTGTACTTCTTTACATCAATGTAGTGAGTTTGTAGGTATTTATCTAGTGAGTCCTTCATACCAAATGAAAAAGTCCTTAATAAATATCTTTCTCCTAACCATTGAGCAAAAACAGTCCTTGCTTTTGATTCCGTTTATTCGTGAATAGATAGCATCCAATTTTTTACATGACAACTTTGACGTTTGAATCTTAACATCTGCTATCTTGATTGATTCGATATAGTCTAATTCATCTTGCTCAAACATAACGAAATGATGTAAGTTAATAAAGATGTGATACAAGCGAATCCAAAACTACCTGAGTAAATCAATCCGCTCCAAAATCCCATGCATTTGAAACAACCTAAGCCAGAATAAACCCAATTACTCAAAAAGTTAATCGGAATGTACTCAAAGATAGCATCAATCACAAATTGAATAGGCTCAAATTCTACAAACCACCAAGCAAAAGCGACAATAATTAAATACTCCATGACGTTTTTTTGAGCAAATATATGATTAAATTCTAATCAATGCCTTTATAAAGTAAATTTATTATGAAAATGTAGATTAGATTTCTCATTCTTTCGTGTTTTTATAGGTTTCATTGTAGTATTGTTCTGCTCTTCCCATGTTTGGGTCTAGATTTGTACCCATCGAATCATAAACTGCTTTCATTATTTGTTGCTTTTCCACTTCTAAAAAGTTTTCTTCAAGAAATTTAGCAACCACATAGGCTTGATTACTTCCTTGTTCTGATAGTTGTTTGTAATGGTCTATTGCCATTTGCATTGCTGTTTTCATCTTATTCTGATTTAAAGGTTTCGTTGTAGTACTGTTCTGATGTATTATATTCACCATCCATACCATCAAGATATGCTGTACGTATTATTTCCTTCTCCATTTCTTTGGCTTTTGCTATATCTGAACTGTGAATTATTCCGTTCTCTGCTAATCGTTCCACTAAATAATCTACTGCTGTCATTCCGTTTCTTTTAAATATAATTCAATTACTCTTATTGTCTTCTCTAAATCGTCTCTGAACTGTCCTTTCTTTCGGCATCTTACTATCCGTTTAATTACGTCAAATTCGTATGCGTTTAGTTCGTGTTGATTGGCGAATAAGTAAAGGCTTCCATTTTCATTATTGTAGTGGGTATCTTTCATTCCTTTAGTTTTTGTTTATACTTTAAAATTAGTTCTTTTAATTCAATCTTTGTAAACTTTCTTGTTTCGTAGGCTTTTTCACGCAAAATAATGAATTCGTGTTTACCTATTTTCTTCTCCAAATTGATTCCGTATTCGATTAGATTCCCATGCAAAAAAGTGTTACAGTATTCACATTGAAGATTACAGTTGTTCTCATCAAATCTTACGTTGGCATGACCTCCCGAACTAAAATAGTGACCAGCATTCTCTTTCTTGCAAGGTTTACCGCAACTTATACAATTTAATCCTTTGTCACGTTGTCGAATCCAAGCATTAAACACTTGCTGCGCTAATTTCAAATAGTCCTGAAGCGTTAACAAATCTTCTTTTTGTTTAATCTTCTTCTCCTTTTTTATAGCAGATAGATTCTTCAAGGCTTGTGCAGTTTTTAAACATACATCGCAACGATTAGTCTTTATAGTTGAGTTAAACTTTTGCTTAGGCTCAAATGGCTCAGAGCATGATTTACATTTCTTCATATCTTACTTAACCATTG